CGGCGATGGACCCCCGCAAGACCGTGGCGGGGTGCAAGGGGCGCTGGTTCCGGTATCAGGGGACAACGGCCACCGGAGAACAGATGTACGATGAGTCGGAGAGCGGGAATCACCTCACCCAAGCCGCGAGCTTCAACTGTGATGTCACCGAAGAGCCCCCCTGGCGTGAAGCGGTAGGGGCGCGCTAGATGGCCCGCTTCTCTCGGGCCTACGTCCAGCTCCCGATGTGGCTCAAGGGAGCGGCGGCGGGCGCCGCAGTCATCTGCCTGCCCGGCACCGGCGCTGCGACCTGGACAGGCCTCGCCCCCACGGTCAGCACGCCGCGTACGGTCACCCCGGGCGTCGGCGCCGCTGTCTTCGCTGGCCTCGCGCCCACGGTGGCCGTACCCCGGACGGCGTTGCCCGGCGTGGGCTCTGCGGTGTTCGCGGGACTGGCGCCCACAGTGCAGGTGCCTCGCACCGCGCTGCCCGGCGTGGGAGTGGCGACGTTCACCGGCCTCGCGCCGACGGTCAGTGTTCCGCGCACAGCGTTGCCCGGAACCGGTGCGGCGCTCTTTGCGGGACTCGCCCCGAGCGTACAGACACCGCGCACGGCGTTGCCGGGCACGGGCGCCGCCGTCTTCGCAGGACTGGCGCCTACCGTCTCGCAGTCGCACGCCGTGCTCCCGGGCACAGGTGCAGCGATATGGGCGGGGCTGGCGCCGAGTGTTGCGCTGCCTCGGACAGCCCTGCCGGGCACAGGCGCGGCGGCGTGGGTCGGCCTGGCGCCCACCGTCTCGCAACCGCACGCCGTCTTCCCCGGCACGGGGGCCGCAGTCTGGACCGGGTTCGCGCCGAGCGTTGCGGTGCCCCGGACCGTGCTGCCAGGTGTCGGCGTCGCACTGTGGGTCGGCTTCGCGCCCACGGTTTCCCTGCCGCGCACCGCCTACCCCGGCATCGGTGCCGCCATCTGGACGGGCTTCGCGCCGACGGTCGTCCCCACGCTCGGCGCCGTCGCCATCGTCTACACCGGCAAGTACAAGCCGGAGCACGACGGCGCGCTCGCGGATCTCGCTGCGGCGCACGGCTTCGAGGCGGACCACGCCGGAGCCCTGGCCGACCTCGCGGCGGCGGGACTGTGATTTCGTTCACGAGGGCGGTTCCCGGCGTGCACGACCCGGCCACGGACACGTGGACGGCGCCGAGCGTCACCACGATCACGGGCAGCGCTATCCAGGTGCGCGGCGACCCCCGGCGCTACGCGGCCCTGGGGCTCGTGCTGACGACGATGCCGACGCTGTTCTTCGCGCCGACGACGTACGGCCAGTGCCCCGAGCCGGGCGATAGCGTCCTCTGGCCCCTCGTGAACGGCAAGACGTACACGGTCAAGGACGTGGATCCAATCGCCCCGGACGGCGTCGTGATCGCCGCCCGCATCGTGGTGGGGGTATGAGCTTCGCCTCCGACCTCTCGCGCTTCTCGGTCAAGGTGCAGGCCCGGAGCCAGTCTCTGTTCGTCAACGTCGCCGCGGCGACCAAGGCGAGCATCACCGACGGCTCCGCCGTGACGGCGAGCCCGGGGCAGCCGGTCGATACCGGGTTCCTCAAGGCGTCGTGGCAGCTCACGTTCCCGGCGCAGCACGAGGCCCTGATCGCCACAAACGTAGCCTACGCGCCCTACATCGAGTCGCGCATCCGCGCCGACTTCGACCCCGCGGGCGTCGTCAACCGCTACGGCGTCAAGGGCGGACTCATCGGGCCCGCGATGCCGCGCGGCGGCAACCGGCCCCACATCAAGAGCACCGTGGGCGGCGCCCATTCCGTGCGGCTAACCCGCGCCGGCTTCTCGCGCCTCGTGGACCGCGTGAACGCGATGACGGCCGAATGATCTCGCACGACCTCGTTTTACTCGCCTGCCGCACGCGGCTGCTGACGCTCTCCGGGGCCACCACGGGCGCCATCAATGCCGCCGCGACGGCCACGGGCTACACGCGGGCCGCGGGCTCCTTCGTGGCCGACGGCTTCGTGGTCGGCATGGAGATCACGGCCGCGGGCTTCGGCACGGCGGCGAACAACGGCACCGGCCTCGCGACCTTCGTCTCGGCCGGCGTCCTGAGCGTGACTCCCTACACTGTGGTGGCGGCGGCGACGGTCGCCGGCTACACCGTCACGGCGCGCACGCTCGCCATCGAGGGCGCCGCGGCGGGCAAGACGTTCACGGTGGCGCTGCCCGCGCTCCGCGCCTGGGAGAACGTCTCCTTCGAGCCTGTGGCCGGCAAGCCGTGGGTCGAGGAGGACTACCTCAGCGGGCCGGTGGCGCAGGTCACCGTCGGCCCCTTGGGCGACGTCGAGACCCTGCCGCAGTACGTCGTCAAGGTCTACGGCCTCTCGGGCAAGGGTGCGCTCGCCCTCCATCGGCTCGCCGACGCCGTCCTCAACCTCTTCCCCCCGCGCCTCGACCTCCCGCTCGTCGGCGGCGACGTCGTGCGCGTGCGCGGGGACGTGGCGCCCTACAAGGGCCAGCTCATCCAGTACGCACCCGGATTCGCCGTGGTGCCTGTCACCGTACCACTCCGCGTGCGTTCGCGGAACACGATCTAGGAGGTAGCACATGGCTTACCAGACCAGCGCCAATGTACTCGTCGCCCTCGCCGTCGAGGCGGCGGGCACTCCCGGCACCGCGGCACTGGCTGGCGCCGCGGACGCCAAGCTCCTGCGCATCACCGACAGCCCGGGCCTCGTCAAGCACTTCGGCAAGATCGTCAGCGCCGAGAAGCGCGACGACGGCGAGGTGCCGCTCCCGCGCCACGGCGGCATCAGCGTGGACGGGAGCTATAACACCGAAGTGACCGTCGGCGGCGCGATGGACGTGCTCTACCAGGCGCTCAAGCGCTCGACGTGGGTCGCGGAGACCGCCGCCCTCACCTGCGACGCGGGCGCCGTCTGGACCAGCCTCGCGGCCGCGGCGAACACCCTCACGCTCGTGGGCACCGGCTCCTTCATCACGCAGGGCTTCAAGAAGGGCGACCTGGTCAAGATCACGGCCGTCGCCACGAACCTCAACAAGATCGGCATGGTGCAGACGGTCGCGGCCAACGTGCTCACGTTCTACGGCACGCCGTTCTCCGTCGAGGGCGCGGACAACAACGCCGCCCTCACGATCATGAAGAAGCTCAAGACCGCCACCACGCCGACGCGGCGCAGCTTCACCATCGACCAGTACAAGCAGGACATCGACCTCTCGGAGACCTTCGTCGGCTGCCGGGCGATCGGGCTCAAGCTCTCCTTCAAGCCGAACGCTCACGCGACGGCGACGTGGTCCTTCCTCGGCATGGACCGCACGGCCCAGGCGGTCGGCACCTCGCCGTGGTTCACGCTGCCGCCGGTCGCCACAACGGGCCTGGCCCTGATCGCCGACGACTCGACGATCTGCAAGAACGGCGCGGTCGTGGCGACGTTCACCGGCTTCGACCTCGACTTCACGATCGCGGCCAAGGGCGAGCCCGTCATCGGCAGCCTGATCAGCCCCGACATCTTCGACAACGACGTGACGGTCTCCGGCCAGATCACCGGCCTGCGCTCGGACTTCGCCAACCTCACCCTGTACGACGCGGACACGGAGTTCGAGGTCGGTATCCACCTCCACGAGCCTGGCGCGCTGCCGCAAGGCTGCGTCGGCTTCTACCTGCCGCGCTGCACGATTGGCGAGCTCTCGGCGCCCGCGGGCGGAGGCGACGGCGCCGAGATCGAGACCCTGGCACTCAATACCGGGCCCGCGGTGGCTGCCGCGACGGTGGACGCCGGCACCTGCACGATCAGCTCGAGCGGCGCGTAAGCCGCAGCACTCCCCGGGGCGCTTCGGCGCCCCGGCGCGGGGAGGTCACTCCCCCGCTGTAGTACCCCGCGGCGCGCACGGCCGCGGCAGAGTTGAATCGTTCGGCGTTCCCCGTTCCGGGCGTGCCGCCAGATCCTTGGTGCCGGAGCGGGGGCGCCGAACCCCAAGATGGGAGCACGCACCATGTCGCAGATGAACCTGAAGGCGCTCGAGGCCGAGAAGGCGACGGAGGACCAGGCCGTCGTCGTCCCGATCAGCGACAACGCCGGCGAGCAGTACGTGAGTGCCACCCGTGGCCCGGTCACCATGTCGGTCCTCGGACAGCACTCGGCCGCCGTTCGGGCCGTCGCGCTCGCCAACACGCGCCGTTTCCAGAAGCTCCGGCAGCGGGCCGAGGACGTGCCGCTCGACTTCTGGGAGGAGAACGCCCGGCGCGAGTGCGCCGCCGCCCTCACCGAGTGGGGCATGGAGGACGAAGCCGGCGCCCTGGTCCCGGTGACCTTGGACAACGTCCGCGCCGTCTGCAAGCTGGCGCCGTGGATTCAGCGGCAGATCACCGACGCGATGAACGGCCACGCCCGTTTTTTCTCGCCCGGCTCGGAGAACTCTTAGCCTATGCGCGGCACGAGGCGCGGCTCAACCAGCGCACCGAGGACGGCGCCACGCGCCGCGCCTACCTCGAGCGCTCGGCCGCGCGCGGGAACCCGGCCTCTATCGCCGCGCTACGGGGGCCGGAGTACCCGGAGGAGCTGGAGTACCTGCTCGGCTGGGCGCAGCAGCTCCTGGGGCGCTCCGGCGTGGGCATGGACGGCGCCGCACCGCTCGGCTACTCGACCGTGGCTGACTGGTCGCGCCTCGCCGGCATCGACATCGAGCCGCACGAGGTCGATGCACTGATGGCCCTGGACGCCGTGATGCGGCACCCCGCCGAGGATGAGCCGGAGAAGGACGCGGAGCCCGCGCCGATCCCCGTGTGGCCGAAGAGGAAGGTGACCGATGTCTGACATCGCCACGCTGGGAATCCGCATTGAGGGTAGTCAGGTCGTAGCCACCACGGCGCAACTCGACGGCCTGACGGCGGCCGGCACGCGCGCGGAGGCGGCCACCAACGGACTGACGACCTCCGCGCAACGCTACGCCTGGGCGCAGAAGCAGGGATTCAGCCCTGCGGTACTCGACACCTACCGGCGCGCGGCCGAAGGCGCGTCGTTCGGGCAGGCGCAACTGGCGGCCTCGGGTGACGCGCTGGCGACAACG